GAGTGAAAGAGAGTCTGCTAAAGAACAGATTGGCTTACTAAAGACCCGAATCAAAGACCTTAATAAAAGATACGCAATAGATAAGAAGGCACGTGGTGGCATGGTGCAAGGTATGCGTAAGGGCCACAACGACATGCGTAAAACAGGTCTGTTCTATGGCGGCATGGTTAAGAAAAAGAAATGACACCACCGCCTGTCGAGTTTTCAGACACAGTACTGTTATGGGCAGGGTTTGCGGTTAGCGCAATCCTTGCTTTGACTGTTAAGGAATGGGCAGAGTCCCTTGTTAAAGGGATTCGGTTTATGTCAGATAAATCTTTTAATCAAGGTGACGTTGTATTTATAGATGGCTCTAAGGCTACTATAATGTCAATCGGGATGGGGAAAACTGTATTTGCTATTGTGGACAGTCGTGGTATGGTTTTACGACATGTACCAAATACAAGGATAGAAACTTTAAAATTAGAAAAGGTTGTAAACGAAGACATTCATTTAGATTCACAAGACGAGAAAGCTCAAGCGGTAATTGATTTAATACAGGAACGTCAGGATAAAATTGACAGGGTGCAAAGCCAACACATTGCTAATAATGCTACTGAAATAAAGGAATTGAAGAATGGCAAAAAAAAGTAAAAAGAAAAAAGAGATGGCACTCGTCATAGACATTCATATGATCCCTGTGGGGAAAACTAAGAAAAAAGCAAAGATGATGGACGGCGGTATGGCTAATAAAAAGTCCCATATGTATTCAACTGGTGGTGTTGTTACCGATAAATTAAAGGTTAGCTAATGGTTGATTTCGCTTTCGGAAGATATACTACTAAACATAAGTCAATATCAGCAACATCTGGTAGTGGTAGTGCTGACGTAGTATATACTGTACCGCCTAGATATCTTTCTCAGATAACATTCCTCTTAGTGGGCAATGGCGGCTCCGCAACAAAAAAGATATACGTACAACGGTATATTGCGGAAAGCACTAGCTATGCACATATTATAAATGGCATGGACATTCTTCAGTATAATGTAGCATCCGTAGTCGATGGAAGTACCCTGTCCTTAAAAGCAGGAGATAAGATATGTGCCTATATGGAAGCTGGTGCAACATTTGATATTACATTGTCAGCAACTGAATACTACGATCCAGCAGGATAAATAAGAATGTTTAAATATATATTCAATTTAATTTTTTTTAATAGAAAGACATTGTATGATAACAATTATCGTAGATCATGTAATTCACACTATGATGATCTCTGCATGTAAATGTGGAGAAACATAAATATATAAGGATTGGCTCTGTCTACTACCCAAATACAAAGAGAGGTAGAAGACTAGCAGCATGGATGAGGAGAGCTAGACATACGGCTCTAATTACTGAAATGAGAAAGGGAGGAAAGTTTGGACCCCGCAACAATCGCCCTCTCTATCGCAGCTTGTAAAAAAATTGCAGAGACATGTGTAGATGTAAAAGACTTAACACATTCACTGGACAGTCTGTTTGGTCATCAAGACGCGCATGAGGAGAATAAAAAGACAGGAAAGAAACCTAACAAACCATCTACCCGAATGCAGCAGATACTTAAGATACGTGCTGGAGATGAGGGGTATGATGACGATACTGCTATAAGCGCAGTAGCAAATGACGTACTTACGCAGAAGCAAAATGATATTGCCCTTAGAAATCTAGAAAGAGAAATTGATAGGAAGTGGGGATTGGGTACATGGGACACAATTCTTGATGAACGGGACAAAAGATTAAAGCAGCGAGAAGAACGGCAAAAGAAAAATAAAGAGGTAGCTAAAAAGAAAAAAGAAAAAGACGATGCACTATGGGAGCGTGTATACTACTGGCTGATGGAGTCAGGAAAATTGATAGTCGTAGTTGTGATATTTATAGGCATAGCATGGTGGATATACGAGAATCGGTGTACAGGACCATATTGCTAAATGGCTGAAGTATCCTCTGAAACCTCTGTGGCTATGCCCATAAGAAATCTTATATCTATAGTTGCTGCCGTAGCTTTAGGAACGTGGGCGTACTTTGGTGTAGTAGAAAGATTGAATAAACTAGAAACTAAGGCGCAGCTTATGTCTGCTGATTTAGAAAAGAATAATGAGTTTAGAATTAACACACCACAATCCTCTACAGAAAAAGAAGCCTTTATGTTGATAGAACATATGAGTGGACAACTAGAGGCTCTTACTGCAAAAGTAAATGATATGCTACATAATAAAGTCAATATCAACAGACTACAAAAAGATATGGAAAAAGCTCAAAGCAATATTGATGAACTTAAAGATCAGGCCAGAAGCCTTGAAGCACATAATGGAAAGTAATGGAAACCTTTGTTGGATTTGTTTTATATCTCTATACAACGGCGGGACAGCTTCTAGAGTTCACGCCTAGAGATAGCTTATCTGATTGCCTAAAGATAAAGAGAAAAATAGAGCGAACTGATCCTCCAAAACGTGGAGTAGAAAGATGGGCATGTAAACATGGTAAGCTACGTCTTAAAGTTATTGATGGTAAACGATACCCAGTAGAAGTATTAGAGGATTAACAATGGCTGCAAAAAAGAAGTCTGGTAAAAAAGATGCATGTTACTCTAAGGTAAAGTCACGGTATAAGAAGTGGCCTTCTGCTTATGCGTCTGGTGCGCTAGTTCGCTGCCGCAAAGTAGGCGCAAAAAACTGGGGTAATAAAACAAGGAAGAAAAAATAATGGACAAAAAGAAATTTAAACCACATATGATGTACCCAAAGAAGGGTAAAGGTAAAATGGCTAAGACATATGCTGACCACCTAAAGTTTAAGAAAATGGGGTGGGGGCATACCAAACCAAAGGTAAAAGCCAATGGCAGCAAAAAGAAAAAGTGATAGCCTAAAGAAATGGTTTGGGCGAAATAAAGGAAAAGGATGGGTAGATTGCAAGACAGGCAAACCTTGCGGAAGGAAGTCTGCTACAAAGTCGAAGCGTCCTTATCCTGCATGTAGACCAACAAAAGCGCAATGTACCTCTGCTTCTAAGAAGAAGAAGGGGCCAGCAAGGATTAGCTGGAAGAAATCAAGGAAGAAATAATGGCTAAACGTAAAGGTACAATGAAGGGTCACACTATTAAAGGTGGTCATAAACGTCCTACTAAAAAAGGGGCAGGTATGACTAAGAAAGGTGTAGCTAAGTATCGTAGGGATAATCCGGGCAGTAAGTTAAAGACCGCTGTTACAGAAAGTAAGCCAACTGGAAAGAGAGCATCTAGGCGTAAGAGTTACTGTGCGCGAAGCGCAGGGCAGATGAAGAAGTTCCCGAAAGCAGCGAAGAATCCCAATAGCCGTTTACGACAAGCAAGAAAAAGATGGAAGTGTTAGGAAAAGTATGTTAGGATTAGCAGATAGCATTGTAGGAGTCGCAGGTAAAGTTCTTGATAAGTTTGTAGAGGACAAAGACCTTAAGACTAAACTAGAGGCTGAACTTAAACAACAGGTTGTCAGTCTAGACCTAGCGCAAGCTCAAGCAAACATTGAACAGGCCAAGCACCCCTCCTTATTCGTAAGTGGGTCGAGGCCAGCTATCATGTGGATATGCGCTTTTGGTCTTGGCTGGCAGTACGTATTTCAACCCGTATTTGTATGGGTTATAGCCGTTTCTGGTGCAGACATAGCAATTCCAATAATTCCAACAGAAGGGTTAATGACATTAACTCTCAGCCTGTTAGGATTAGGTGGGATGCGGTCAGCGGAAAAATGGAAGGGCGTATCCAGAGAAAATATGAAGAGGAGTAAGTAATGAAAGAATGGTTTGATATGGAACATATGTCTAAGCATAATGTAGGTTATGTTGGGCATCTTATACAATCTATGAAAGAAGCTGGTTGGACAGTACTATACTTTGTTAAGATAGTTATACATGGATTTGTACCGTTTCTATTCCCTAATGTTGTGCATAATAAGAAGGTGTTCAAGAAATCGAATACACCAGAAATATGAAGTATGATGAACAAGAGTTTGTAAAACAGATTGCTATGCATGAAGGGCTACGCTTAGAAGTCTATCAAGACCATTTAGGCATAGATACTATAGGCATTGGTAGAAATCTTGAAGATCGTGGTATTACAGATGAAGAACTTGAGATTATGGACATGGACATTGATATGGTCTATGAGAATGGTATTACTGAAGCTGATGCCTACATGTTATGTAAGAACGACATTAACATTGTTGTGTGTGAGTTGCTTGGTGCTTTTCCTGTAGTAGAAGATTTAAGTGCTGCGCGGCAACGTGTTGTTGTAGATATGGGTTTTAATATGGGAATCCCTAGACTATCTAAATTTAAAAACATGTGGGCTGCAATTGAACAGGAAGATTATACATGGGCTTCCGAAGAGATGATGGATAGTCGATGGGCTGATCAGGTAGGGCGAAGGGCAAATAGATTATCACATACTATGAAGACAGGGGAGTGGCATGTCTAATAGAGTACTGACTGATAAACAAAAAACTTTTCTCAGTGTCTTATTTGATAACGCTAATGGTGACATTAACGAAGCAAAACGTATGGCGGGGTATGCCGCAACTACATCAACAGGCGATATTATAAGTAGTCTTAAAGACGAGATTATGGAAAAGACGCAAGAGTTTTTAGCTGGCAATGCGCCAAGAGCAGCGGCGGCAATGGTGGGTGGTATAGTTGATCCTACTGAATTAGGCATAAAAGAAAAAATGAATGCCGCTAAAGAAATATTAGATCGTACTGGTCTAATTAAAACAGAGAAGATACAAGTTGAAAGTAAAGGCGGCGTTATGCTCCTTCCTCCGAAAGACAATGCGTAAGTCGATTGGAAGATGGAAACTGCCGCAACCTCTAGATATACAAGAGGACAATGAGTGGCTACCTGTGCCAAAGATAGCGAGGGTTATTCCATTTGGATATGAACTGGATAAAGACAACGAAAGTCTACTGCAACCAATTCCTTTTGAGTTGGATTGCCTTGATGCAGCAAAAGACCATATTAAACAATACTCATATAGACAAGTTGCGAACTGGCTTACAAATAAGACAGGCCGAACTATTTCGCATGTAGGTTTAATGAAGCGTATTAAGAATGGCAAGCAGAACCAGAACAAAGTTAGAACTCTCAGAAGGATTGCCGAAGTCGCGCAAGACGCGATCCAAACGGCGCAAGG